GCTAACGGCCCCGGCCTCTTAGCTAAAATGGTAATACAGCAAACCCCTAGCGGAGGGTTTCACTTCCTATATAGATGCGAGGTAATAGAAGGAAACCAAAAGCTCGCAAAGAATGAAGCTAAAGAGGTTACCTATGAGACTAGAGGAATAGGCGGCCAAGTAGCAGCCTGGCCCACTCCCGGCTATAAGCTAGAGACCAAGGCGAGTGCTATACAATGGATCACACCGGAGGAGCGCGATATACTACTAGACTGCGCTAGAGAATTAGATAAGACGCCTAAAGTAGAAATAAGATACGAAGCACCTAAGCAAGCTCTAGCCAATAATGAGGAGCTTACACCTTGGGCCGACTATAACGAAAAGATAGACTGCCTAACGCTCTTACAAAGCTACGGCTGGACTATAGTAAGAGAAGACAGTAAGTACGTATACGTAAAGAGACCGGGAACTACTGACGCTAGAGATAGCGGTAAGATCTTTAAAGATACCGGTAAGCTTTGGGTATGGAGCACGAGCACCGAGCTAGAGGCAGAAGTACTTTATAACCCCTTCGCACTCTATACAGCTTTAGAACACGGTAACGATTTTAAGGCAGCAGGTAGAGCTTTAAAAGCTGAGGGCTACGGTTACCAAGAGCCTAAGAAATTAAACGAGGTAGAGCAGTACGAGGAGGCACTAAGCGAACCCAAAGAGAGCGAAGAGCCTACCGAGGACGACCTGCTTACTAAATACCTACTAGATCCTACCGAGCAAATAAGTAACCCCCCTAGCGTATTAGAGTTACGTTTAGGCCTAGAGACCTATACCCTAGGTACTGCAGGAAACATAAGCCTAATACAAGGGAAAGCAAAGAGTAGAAAAAGTTACTTTGTAAGTGCACTCGCTGCCGCAGCAATACGCCAAGGCTTTAACGAGAATTTACTAAAGGCTGGTATAGTAAAAGGGAAAGTAATTTTTTTCGATACTGAGCAGGGCGACTTTCACGCCCAACGGGTAAACCAAAGGACGCTACACTTAGCCGGAATACCCGTAGAGCAGGGCCAGGAGTACTTAAAGTACTTCGCACTACGTAGAGCAGATACCAACGCCGACCGCCTAGCTATTATAGAGTACGTACTTAAAAGAATAGAGGGAGTAAGCCTAGTTATTATAGACGGTATAGTAGACGTAGCTAACGGAGTAAACGAAGAAGCGGAAAGCATAGCTTTAGTTAGTCGCCTTATGAAAATAAGCGCAGACCTCAACCTGCACCTAATTACTGTACTCCACGAGAATAAGAACGATAGAGGCGCTAAGGGGCACCTAGGAAGTTACTTGACGCAGAAGAGCGAAACCGTCTACGGTGTAAGCAGAAGCGAGGACGGCTTTACTACCTACATAGAAGGGCTGTATACTAGAAACGCAAGCTTTCCGGATCTAGAGCTTAGCGTACAAGGTAGAGACGTAGATATAAGCGTTAAAGAGATGGAAGGGCCAGCGGGTAAAGAGTTTAGCCCTAGCGACCTAGAAAGGATAGCTAGAAGTATCGTAGGAAAAACAAGAAACACAGCTATAGAATACGTACGAGATGTAGAGCGTTGTAAAAAAGGGGAAGCTTCTAAAGCAGTTAGTTTAATGGAAGCCGCTAAAATAATTACCTTTACGAAAGAAAAATACCCTAAAATATCCTTAGCTTTAGAAGATAACTATAGCACGGAAGAACCGCCCTTTTAATAATGTATATAGAGATAGCTAAAAATACCTGGGCTTACGCCAAAGATGAAAAGGACGCCGAGCGTATTAGAGCTAAGTATAAAGGTTATAAGAAGAAGCAGGGAGACTTAACGAGCAGGCACTTTATAGTAAACTACATAGAAGAAACCAATTTTATAAAATGAAACTAAGCAAACACTTAACACTAAAGGAAGCGACTAAGAGCGCTACCGCTATTAAGAACGGTATAGATAATACCCCAACTATAGCACAGCTAGAAGTACTAAAGGAGCTCGCAGTAAATATATTCGAGCCCTGCCGCCAATATGTAGGAGGCCCTTTAGCAGTTACCAGCGGCTACCGAGGCCCGGAACTTAATAAGCTTATAGGAGGTAGTTTAACGAGCGATCACTGTATAAGTGATGACAAGACAGCCGCTTTAGATCTAGACTGCGACGTATTTAACGGTAAGACTAACGCCCAGCTCTTTAACTATATAAGAACTACTAGAGACTTTAAGCAGCTTATATGGGAGTTTGGAGATGACAATAACCCGGACTGGGTACACGTAAGCTATAGTACTGACCCTACACTAAATAAGAGAGAGGTACTACTAGCTAAGAGAGAAGGACGCCGTACAGTATATGAGTACTACAAGGCGAAATAAAATAATAGAGGTAGTAGTGCAGATGCCTATAGGCAGCACGCTACCGGTAAGAGACTTAACCGCTATACCTACACTACACGAAGCTAATAACACTAAATACCTAAACGGATGCTTAAAAATAACGAATACTTATATAGAGAAGCTACGCGCCTCACAGCTCGAAGAAGACTTAAGGGGATTAGTTTAGATAGCTTCGAGGAGTTTAGCAGGTTATGGGACTCTAGAGAATATAACCTAGCTAACGAGATAAGAATAGAAGCTAAAGACGAAGGTCTTTATAGCGCTGTTAGCTTTATGAATCAGTATACTGATGACTGAAGGCGACCTTTTCTATAAGTTTAAAGAGGCTTACCTGCCTAACCTAAAGATAGCTATAGATAGCTATAGCGTCTTCGATGCTATATGCCACGAGGCGCAGGTAGTAGTAGAGTTTAAATGCCGGCGAGCCCACTATAACGAAATGCTTATAGAGTGGCCAAAGTATAGCGCTCTACTTAATAGAGCAGCAGACCGAGGCTATAGACCTATCTACGTTTGCTCTACGCCTTTAGGGGTTTGGGCCTGGGATCTTACCCACATAGACCTAAGCTGGTTTAAGAAGGAACTACCTAGGCAAACGGACTTTAATAATAAAGAGATAGTAACGAAGACTATAAGCTACCTAGACCTAGACGAAGGGAGCTACTTAAATAAAATAAATCTATGAGTATTAACCTGCACTTAGGCGACTGTTTAGAAGCTATGCGAGCTATGCCGGATAATAGCTACGACTTAGCTATAGTAGATCCGCCTTATGGGATAGAAAGATTTAAAAAACCAGCTGGAAAAACAAGGTTTAAGACTAGTAAGCTAATGCAAGAAGAGGGCTTAACTTGGGACAATAAGCCTAATAAAGATTATTGGGCAGAACTTTTTAGAATAAGTAAAAACCAAATAGTTTGGGGTGCTAATAATTTTGAGATGCCCCCTTCGGAATACTTTTGCGTATGGAATAAGCAGCAGCCCGTACCTAATTTCGCGGGTGCGGAATATGCTTATGTAAGTATGGGTTTAAAAAAACCCGCTAAGGTTTTTAATTATTCTATAATGAAGCATAACCATACTGACAAGATACACCCAACCCAAAAGCCCGTAAAGCTCTACGAGTGGTTACTAGATAACTACGCTAAAGAAGGCGACCGTATACTAGATACGCACTTAGGCAGCGGCTCTATAGCTTTAGCCTGCCATAACCGAGGCTATAGCCTAGATGCTTACGAGATAGATAAAGAATACTATAACGCTGCTACGGAGCGCTTACGCGTACACCAAAGCCAGCTAACTATATTTTAATTATGAGAAACAAAGTAATAGACAAGGTACTAGAGGAGAACGCCAAGCTATTCCAGCAGCTAGGTACCGACAGCACAAAGGCAGAGGTACAAGCAGCTAAGGTACAAGAGCGTAAGAACCTACGCGCTGTACGGGCAGAGAACCCGGAGCTAGTAGGTAGACTGCTTAACGACGGAGATAAATAGTAATGCCTTACATACCAAAGAAAGGAACGCCTAAGCCTTGGATGGCTAAGCGTAAGACCTTTGCAGGTAACAAAGGAGAAGACGCCGACTTTTATAATAGTAGAGATTGGCGTAAGCTTCGGGCTTATGTGTTAGCAGGTGAGCCACTTTGCAGAGAGTGCACAGCTGTAGCTACTGTAGTAGATCACATTACGCCTATTAGATTAGGCGGTAGCAGGTGGAGCCACGAGAATTTACAACCTATGTGCACAAGCTGCCACAATAAAAAGAGCCGAAGCGAGCGCGGGCAATAGTATACCCAGGGGGTATCTAAATGTAACAGCTTTTCTGCTGTACATCGACGCGTGAAGCCGTGTTTTTATGTTGTCAATTGTGGTTCGGAAGTTCGGAAAATAACAAAGTGTTAAAAATTTAACAAATGGCGAGGAGACCAGTACCTCAAGAATTAAAAAAGAAAAGGGGCACGGCGCGTAAGGATAGGGCGCCGGAGAATCCCGTAAAGGTTACAAACGCTAAGCCCGCGAAGACTACCCCCAGCTTTTTAAAGGCTAAGGGAAAAATGATGTACGAGCGTAGCGTAGGGCACCTGCATAGTATGGGGCTTTTGTCTACAGTAGACGACACCAGCCTAGAGCTCTTAGCAATGGCTTACCAAGAATGGTACAGCGCAGAGCTTAAGCTTATGAAGGAGGGCCGTATATATGAAACCTACGCAGCTAACGGGGCCAAGGTATTAAAGCCGCACCCGGCCGCAGCTCAAAGCTCGGACGCGTGGCGGCGTATTAGAATGATGCTAATAGAATTCGGGCTCACGCCCGCGAGTAGATCTAAGCTAGAGCGACCGGAGGGCCGCACCCTAGATATAGACGACATTATAGAAATGTAACCAATGTACGACCAGCACAAAGCAGAGCGCGTTATAAAGTTTATAGAGCGAATTACAACCCACGTAAAAGGAGAGCTAGCTAAGCAGCCCTTTAAGCTAGAGCCCTTCCAAAAGGAAGTT